AGTAGTACAAGCCTTTCAGCCCTTCCTTATAGGCTTTCAAGTGCACTGAGTTTACATAGCCCTTGTCAGCTCCTGACGGAAAGAACAGGTTAACACTCTGCCCTTGGCATATAAACTCTTGTCGTTTGGCTGAATGCTCAACAACCCAAGCTTGGTCTAGCTCAAAAGCCGTCTTAAACACAGCCTTGTCATGGTCTGATAAGAAGTCTAAATGCTGAACACTTCCGTCATTAGCTAGTATGCTGTCCCACGTTTCTTCATAGTCCTTGTTAAGGCTGTACAGCACCTTCTCTAAATACTTATTCTTAATCGTGTGAGCACCTGCTCGTGTACGGTGTACATACATGTTACTCTTCAAAGGCTCTATAGACGCTGTACATCCACATATAATACTAGAATTAGCATTAGGAGCAATAGCGAGTAGATGAGCATTTCGAACCCCCGAGCCAACACCATCAGGACATTCACCACGTTCTTCCGCCAACTTCTGAGTTTGTGCCTGTGCCTGCGCTTTAATACGCTTAAACATCGAGTAGTTTGCCGAAGTTGCTTCCCAACTCTCCCACGCAATACCTTTAGACTGTAAGTAACCATGAAAGCCCATAGCCCCGATACCAATAGAGCGTTCACTATAGGCTGAAAAACGTGCCTTGTCCAACTCTTCTGGCGCATGTACAATAAACTCCGTTAATACATTGTCTAAGAATGTGGTTAAGTCAGCTACCATCTCACTGTCTTTCCACTCGTCAAACTTCTCAAGGTTTACACTAGACAGGCAGCAGACTGCTGTGCGTTCTTCATCAGTTGCTAAGTGTATCTCGTTACATAGGTTTGAGCCATGAATCTTCAACCCTAGTTCTTTTTGGAAGTCTGGTAAAGCCTCATTAGCTGTGTCAATGAAGTTAATGTATGGGCTACCTGTCCTGAACCGGGCTTCTAAGATGCGTTGCCACACCTCCCTAGCCTCTACAGTATCTGTTACTTCCTTGGTGTGTGGGTCTTTTAATTGCCACTGAACACCGTTAACAACCGCTTCCATGAATGCGTCTGTCACGTTCACAGCGTTGAACAGGTTAAAGCATTTGCGGTTGATGTCTCCACCTGTAGGTAGCTTGAAGTTAACAAACTCTACAATGTCTGGATGGTCACAGTCTAAATAGGCTGCGTAGCTACCTTTGCGTGTCTTACCTTGCTTGTAAGCTGTCATCTGTCCGTCAGTTACTTTAAGCATTGGCATCACACCGACAGACTTCTCTGTCACACCACGTACACTAGACCAATGCCCACCTACACCACCACCCTTAACAGATAGCCACGCTGTTTCTGCATGGTGTCCTATCAAGCCTTCTAAGCTGTCTCCAACGTATGAAAGGAAACAACTGATTGGCAGTGCTTTGTGGTTGGTGTCTGGTAGTGGTGCGTTACTAAGGATTGGTGAGCTAAACATAAACCAACCTTTCGATACGTAGTCATAGATGCGCTGTGCTAGGCTTGTATCACCTGCACTGTAGGCTACTGCAGCCCTAGCATACGCTTCCTGTGGACTCTTCTCGCTGTCTAGCATGTAGAAGTCTTGTAACAATGTCAACGCCTGTGGTGTTAGCGTCGTGTCACGATTGTAATCTACGTTAATCCCATGTACTTGTTTCATCTTCTATATCTCCTGCTAAAGCATCGTATTGTTCTATTATTCTATCTTCAAAAGCTTCAACAAGCAGCTCGCTGTTAATCTCTAGTGTTTCTAACAGGGTTACTTCGTCTATGCGTTGTAGTTTGTCTTTCAACTCTTCAATAGTTAGTGTCATTAGAACACCTGTCTCATTTTCTGCAAGTAATGAATAGCCTTGTCAATGTCTGCTACACCACCTTTCTCTTGGAAGCGTGATACATACTTAATCACATTGCCTTGTAGATAACCGATGAAGGCTTCACAGCTCATCATGCTTTCCATGTACTCCCAAGGCTGTATCGGCAGGTTGTAATGGTCTGGACACTTCTCATTCGGGTACTGGCTCTCGTCGTAGTGCAAGCCGTCGTTGCCGTTCTGCCCAATAACATCCATTCGTTCTTCTAATGCGTCTTTTAAGTTTGCTTCGGCTACATACCGTTCCCATTCTTTATTTCTACCATGTTTTTCGTTGAGTTCGTCCATGAGTTCGTCCAAGTGCTTTAGCATGTCTTCTTCGTTTGTGTATTCACCATCTTCATTCATAATTAATCCTTAACAAATACACCGTCAACCATCTTACCGGTACGGTCTTTAATATCGTTGTAAGCTACTTCAAGACACTCTTCAAGCGTTGTGTAGTTACGTTCACATAGGTTAATCATAACCACTAGCATGTCGCCTATATCATCTTTGAAGTCTGTACCTGCCATGATGTTGTCTTGTAGTTCACCTAACTCTTCAACAAGTTTAATAAACTGTGCTTTGTCTGTTGAGCCGTCTATCAAGTTACGGGCGTAGTGCCATTCTTTAACCTTGTTAATTAGTGCATTCATGATTTTAAGAACACCTCCATGGTTGGTAGCTTTTCAAGGTCTGCTTTATACTGAACAGCTATGTAGTCTGCTAGTCTGGTTGCGCTACGGTAGTGTTGCTCTGCTTTCTTTAGGTAGTGACCTTCATCTACGTCGTAGGTGTTAACGGTTGACATGTTTTTAAATGTCTCTGCTAAGGCTAGTTCGCTGTAAAAAGCCTGTATAGTTCTAATTCTTTTTTGCAAGTCTGGCATTCTTTCTTTCCTCTGCTGTCTTTTTCTTATGACATTCTTTACATAACAACTGTAAGTTATCAACTTCACAGAACAAGTTTTCTACAAAGCTAGGCAGGTCTTCATATTTTAACAGACTGCCTGCAGGTTTGATATGGTCTACTTGTACGTCCTTCCCTTTGAATGTTTGTTTACATTCTTCACAATCGTATTCAAACTTAGTGCGCTTGTCGCTACCTGAATAAGGCTTTTGCCTACTCTTTAAGAACTGATGCTTCACTGGATAACGTGACCACGCTTGTCTTAATGCTGAACGGATGAAAGAGAAGTAACGTGATTCAGTCCATGTGTTGTTTGCTCTGGTCTTTTTACCTCTCATAATATTCACCTTCGTTTAGCACATACTCAGTCACATACCAGTCATCATCTGCAGTATTATTGTCTTTAAGATACGCTTCGGCTTTTTCTCTTGTGGTGAAAGCACCTTCAAAAGTGTAGGTTCTGTATTCATCATTAATAACTACATAGACCTTCATAACAAACCCTCCCTTTTAGCATACGCTTCAAAGTCATCATCGTCACTCCTAAGCATGTACAGCAAATGTCCATTCTCAACAGCCCTGTCAAGTCCTAGGTGTTCTACAATACAATCCCAACGTTCCTTGTTGTTAAGCTCTTCCAGTAGCTTCTGCGACTTCTTATCCCCTATTCCATGAACGCCTTGTATGTTGTCAATCCTATCACCTGTCAGGAACTGCTTAAAGAATCTCAAGTCTGCTTCGTCCTGTTCCATGTAATACATTTCTTTCTTAACAAAGTTGTAATGCCAACCAACTACTTGGTCTAGGTCTTTGTCAAGTGTAACAATTACTGAAGCGTCCTTGTCTTCAAAGTTGTTGGTTAATTCGTGTTGGCGTATTGCTAGTTTATCATCTGCTTCTATGTTGTCTGACACTACAGCGTCCCACTTGTCAACTAAATGTTTGCGGATTGCTTGGTAGTGTGTAGGCTTGGCAGTACCTTTGCGGTTGCCCTTGTAAGGTAGTGTAACTGCTTTATCGTATCGAAAGTTACCTTTACCTGTAAGGTGCATCTCCCATTCAAAGACTTCTGGTAAGTCAAACAAGAATAGGTTTTCCACAAAAGCATCAACCTTAGAAAGCGCATATGACTCGGTGTCATCATTACTCACCGAGCCAACTCGATAGACTAGAATGTCGCTATCGACTAGCGCAATCATTAGAGAACGTCTAGGTCATCGTCAACACCTGCTCCGACACCTTCTGGATTGTATTCAACAAGCTTAGTAACTACTAGGCGGCTAAGTTGCGGGAAACGTCCGTACTTGTTTTCGTAGTAGCTGATAGTAGCGATAGCTTCTGAACCGTTACCAACTGTACTACCATCAATCTCATTACCTGTCGAATCAAAGACTCTGATAGCCTGAACAGACTTACAAGTGATTTTACTACCCATGCCTTCTTTATCATACACTTTCATACCCAAGCCCTTGATAGCACCGATAGCTTTGTCTGATAACTCTGCTAGTGACACTTCATACTTAGGGTTATCTGGATTGAAACGGTCGTTTGGTACTGTTAAGTATGGGTACATGATAGTTGCTTTGATTTTTAATGTATCTGACATAATAATTTTCCTTTCGGGTTATTGTAAAAATATATATAGTTTGTTACTGTATATACTATATATTATAGCATGGTTTTTCGTGGTTGTCAACTAATTAGTGTGTTTCTAACCAACTTTTTCCTACAGAATATTCAGCGTCTACTGGTATTCTAAACTTTAATACTTCGCCTGCATTCTTAGCAGCCTGAACCATTAACTCACCTGCTAGTTCAGCCTGTTCAGGTGGTACACTGGCTTGTATTTCATCGTGAACCATAGCTACCTGTGTGAATTTAACTTGATGTTCACGCATTAGCTTGTGTGTTTCTACAATCCATTGCTTAGCTACGATAGCCCCTGCTGATTGTAACAGCATGTTAAGTGCTGAGTGTTCAGATTGTACACGAATGTAACGTCCATCCATAGCAGGTACTGCACCTTTGCGTGATATACGTTGTACTTTCTCAATCAACTTAGCCAAACTAGGTACACTCTTCATGAACTTAGACTTTAAGCGACCACCTGCTTGACTACCTTTGCCGACAATCTGACCAAGTTTCTCAGCACCTGCACCGTATAGGAATGCGTAGATGAATGTCTTAGCGTTGTCACGTGTTGGTAAGCCTGCGGCTTTTTGGTTGTACGTATGTATGTCACCTTCTAGTATCTGTTCTGTGTACTTCTTATCTTGCATGTAATGTGCTAAACAGCGTAGTTCAATACCTGATAAGTCAGCACCAACCATTACCTCGCCCTCGTTAGGGATGAACAGGCTACGACACTCTGCACCGTACAGTGACTTAGTGCTAGGTACTTGTCCAAGGTTAGGTGAATGGTGTGCCATACGGTTAGTAACAGTACCACAAGTGATAACACTACCTCTAATCTTACCGTCTGAACATACGTTCTTAATCCATGAAGACAAGAAACCGTCAACTTTCTGTAGTGTTAAGTACTCAGCGATAGGTTTCGCCTGTGGTATGTCTATGCCACGTAACACTGTCTCGTCAATCTTAGGTTGTCCACTTTCTGTAAACTCGTTAGGTTGCCATCCAAGGCTTTTGAGCCTGTCTCCTATCTGCTTACGACTGCCGACGTTAAAGCGTGTAACTTTGTCTTTTAATCGTTTGCCTGTTTTCTCTGAAATACGCTCTTCAACAATTGGCGGAAATACAGCTTGCAATTCATCTGTAATAGTAGCCATTCTATCTGCCACTTCTGCTTGTAAAACTGTAGCCCTTTCCAAGTCAAAGTTGAAACCGTTGCGCTCTTGTCTGCTGATGTGGACTGCGACGTCGTGTTCGAGTTGCATTGCTTTTTCATAATCACCCCAAGTTGCTAGTTTAGTTAACAAGTGTTTATAAACTTCTACATTTAATGCTACGTCTTGTTTACAGTAGGTTATCATCTCTTCTGTCAAGCCTGCATCAAAGTCTTCAGCGTCAAAGTTAATCTTATCATTGCCCATAATCTTACCCCAGTTCTTTAGCGAATGACCACCTTCTAGGATTGGATTGTATAAGCGTGACATCATTAACGTGTCGTGTACTTGGTTAGGTCGTAGTGTAACGCCCCATACTTGACGTAGAACAGGTGCATCAAATGCTATGATGTTATGTCCTACAAATAAGTCATAGTCCTTTACAACGCTTTTGAGACGCTCTGGTGTGGTATGTACAATCACTTCACCAGTGTCTATGTCCTGTGTAACAGCGCACCATATCGTGTCGTGTTTCAGGTTTGTTTCTATATCAATCAGTAGCCTTTTCATCGTCTTTTCCAAAGTAGTTTTTAAAGAATAATCTTAACTGCTCTTCTGTGCAGTCTGACTTTATTTGATTTGCTCTCAGGGATATAAATCTTACATTGCCTTCTACGTATCCTAATTCAGGTTTTATCCTATCAAGACTTCTTGCGTTAGGGTTGTAGTTAATACCGTTATGCTGTTCAAGTTCTACTTCTAAATATGGGCATTTTGTTTGTGTTTTTAAAAGATTGTACACATACTTTACACCTATATTCATGGGCACATTTTTACTGTTTCTAACTCTCTCTCCTATTGTGTTTAATATCCTTATAGCTCTATCATGTAGCTCTGAATCATAATCAGCAGAAAGCTTGTCAATTCTTTTGTTTAGTTGGGTTGTACTTGCTTTTTCTGATTCTGTCGTTGTATTCGTCATGTTTGTATCTAGGTCTAGTTCTGGTTGTCTTTTCATAGTTGTTGTTCCCTGTCATTATAATGCCTCTTCTTCAAAAGTCTCTGTCATTCTACCAGTGTCCAAGTCATATAACAATTGACAAGCCTTACCAGTGATACCTGCAAACCTATTCTTTAATACACGTACATGTGTTGTGTTACGCACTGTCGGGTCGTCTGCTTGTCCGTTACGTTCTAAGCCCAATACCATGTCACTAAGCTGTGCTATACTACCTGAACCCCTTAATTGAGCTAAGCTCGTACTAGCACCTTCTTCGTGTCCTTTCTTATCAGGTCTTTTCAGGTGCGATACAATGATAAGCGAAATCTCTGTCTCTTGTACTAACGTTCTTAGCTTAGTCATTATCTCGTCTATTGCTTTGCGCTCGTCTCCGTTGTCCTGTGCTGATACAATAATACTAACATGGTCTAAGAATATGTACTGGCAATCGGTAACTCTACTAAGATAGCGAACCCTATTAACAATGTTGTCAATGCTACTGCTCCCAAAATGGTCAAACATAAATATACGGTCTGTTCCAAGAGTTGCTTTGAATGCTTCGTCTTTCTCATCCTGTGTAGCCTGTGTAGTCGGTAAGTGTAAAGGCTTGTTGGCATGTAATGACATGATACTTAACCCGGTTTTGCGTGTGCTTTCTTCTAAGAACATTAAGCCAACGTTATCACCTGTGTTTTGTAGTATGTGGTAAACAACTTCACGTAGAAACTGACTCTTACCTAAACCACTACCTGCTGTTACTGTTACCAGTTCACCCTTGCGTATGCCGTATGTAAGCTCATTCAAACCCTTGTATGGATAGTCACAGTCTGATTTTTCCAAAGGCTTCATAACCTCGTCGTACAAACTTGCACCGCCTATGATGCCATCAGGTGTCCATCGTTTAGCGTTCCAAAACTGTTTCATTGCTTCAGCTGACTTGTTAGCCATTAAAAAGT